CCCAATCTTCTGCAAAAGAAGTTGGCAAGAGGGGGGTGTTGCGTTTACACTACAGTCATGAACAAACTTCCAACTGAACTTCACCTTGTGCATGGCACTAAGCCAGAGCATCAAGCCATCACTTTGCCCGATTCGGTAAAAAAGAGAATCCCTGAAGCAGAGTGGATGTCCAACCCTACAAGGTGGGACAAGGCAACCTTTGTTTCTGAAACTTCTGATTACCTATTCGATGTCTATGGAATTGGCTCAGACCAAGACAAGCATACTTTGGCTATGCTGGCAGATCAGATTGATTTGTATGTAGCTTGCAATATGCAATTGTCTAATAGTGATCTGGTAATTTCCACAAATGATGGAAAGACCCTTGCACCAAATCCGATCATATCTATCAGGAACAATACCCTGAAGTTAGTAATCCAATTAATGAATGAATTAGGGCTAACCCCTAGAGGTAGACTGAATAAGACAGAAGGCAATGTTAATGATAACTCTGCCGTATCCAAGTTTTTAAGGGGAGTAAAAGGATAAGATGAACTATCAAGATGGCATCCAGTATGCTAATCAGGTAGCTAAAGGGGAAATAGAAGTTTGCAGAAATGTTAGGCTTGCTTGTCAGCGTTTCTTGAATTTTCTTGAAAACAAAGAATGGGAATGGGAGTTTGATGCAGACTATCCCAATCATGTTCTGGGCTTTGCATCCCTACTGAAACATACCAAAGGACATCAAGCTGGGCAAAATGTAGTCCTAGAGCCTTTTCAGATTTTCTTTATCTGTGCCATCTATGGGTTCAGAGCAAAGAAAGACCATAACAAAAGAATGGTTACAGATGTCATTTTGTATATTCCAAGGAAGGCTGGCAAATCTACTCTTACTGCCATCATTGCACTTTATGAACTAGCTTGTGGTGAAGCTGGTGCAGAAGTCTTTACTTTGGCAACCAATAGGGAACAGGCTTCCATTGTTTTTGATGCGGCTAAAGGATTTATTGAAACCGGACCAAAAGACATAGCCAGTTTGTTCTCAGTCAGCAAATACCAGATTGGGAAGTTTGGCGATTCTCAAACAATGTTTAAGGCATTGTCTAGGGATACCAAAAAAACAGGCGATGGCAAAGCACCTAGTTGCGTTATCGTGGATGAAGCATCTGCCATTGTCGATAGGAACAGTATTGAGGTCTTGCATTCTGGTATGGTTGCCAGACAAAACCCTTTGCGAATCTATATCACAACTGCCAGCTTTAGCAAAGACACTAAGTTTTATGAAGATATGTCAATGCTAGAATCAATGTTAAATGGGGAAGCCACCGATAACCCAAAGTGGTTTGGATTACTTTATTCTCTTGATCCACAAGATGATTGGCGAAATCCTAAAACTTGGGCAAAAGCCAATCCTATGCATGGCATTAGCATTTTTGAAGAAGCCATCCAGCAAAGGGCAGAAGAAGCTAAAGCAAAGCCAGCCGCCCTTAATGAATTCCTATGTAAAACCCTTAACATATTTGTTAGTGCCAATAGTGCATGGATAGATAGGGCAAACTGGGATAAGCCAGAGTGTATCCAATCGATTACAGAGCAAGAACCAGAAGCAGTCTTTATTGGCTTTGACTTAGCGGCAACAAGGGACTTGAATGCAGTATGTACCCTAAAGCGATATGGGGAGCTAGATTACCATGCTCATTGGAAGTTCTTTTTGCCTGAAGCTGGATATGAGCTAATTCCCAAGCATTATCAGGACATATTTAGAGTTGCAATTGATTCTGGCATCCTAAAGCTAACTGAAGGCAATGTAATGGATGATAGGGAAATATCAGATTACATTAAACAGCAATGTGAAAAATATAATGTTAAAGAAGTTGGCTATGATGCCTACAATGCCGCATCCCTTGTAGCCAGATTATATGATGCTGGGATACCAGTTAAAAAGGTAGGACAGGGTATGGCAGTATTATCTAATCCATCTAAATATGTGGAAAAGCTAATCCTTAACCAACAGATTAAACATGATGGAAATCCATTTATAGGATGGCAATTAGGCAACTGTGAAGTCTATGAAGATGTGAATGGAAACATCAAAGTACGCAAAAATGAAGCAGATAAGTCTGCAAAAGTTGATGGAATAATTGCATTAATCATTGCATCACATTGCAGTTTAGATAATCCTTTTGTGTCTAGTAGCTTTGGATTTAGATCATTCTGATATAAAATATAGGAAAGCCGAAAGAAATAAAGGATTATCATGGGTATTTTAGATATTTTCAGTAGAAAAAAATCACTACAAAAAGAATCAAATACCATATTTGGGCAGACCCAACTTGGTAATAATGTTATTTATCAAGGTGCATCTGGCAGACAAACAGTTTCCCAGCAATTACTGTATGTAACTACAGGAAGTACTACTGCGGCTGGCAGACCATTAGATATGTCTGTTCTTAGCCGAAACAGTACAGTTATGTCCTGTGTAGGTATAAAAGCTAGGGCATTAGCCCAGTTACCAATTGAAATAATGTCTAAAGATGACAATGGTGTATTTGTTAATGCCATTAAATCAGACAAAGTAGGCACTAGAGATAAGACTAAAGCCAAACAAATATTATCTTTATTGCAAGCACCTAATAATTTCCAAAATCAATATGAGTTCTGGTATCAATGGTCAATGTGGCAAGACTTAGCTGGTGAGTGTTTTACTCTTTGGTGGAGAAAAGACCAGCAAGATGCAGTAGCTACTCCATTGGAAATGTATAACCTAGATGCCACCTTAATTACTACTCAGCTTACTCCAGCTAGGTATCCTAGCTATAGATTATCGACACCTACTTATGGATTCAACAAAGATGAACCATTATCAGCCCATCAAGTTATGCATATTAGCGAAGCGGCTTGGCAAGGTGTAGCTGGTTTCAATAAAGGTATTCTGGCAACAGAATTAGTAGCATTAGATCAAGATATTGATATTTATGCCAACTATGTCATGCAAAATGGAGCAAAACCATCTGGATTGTTTAGAACAGAACAAGTTATTCCTGATGCTAAGTACAAAGAAATTGCTGGCAGACTAAAAGAAGCATGGGCAAGCATGGTTGGCTCTAGGGATACTGATTTATCCAAACCGGGGCAAGGAATGTTGCTAGATCAAGGCATGACTTTTGAAACAGTCAATATGCTAACCCTTCAAGATGCTGATGCGGCTAATTTAAAACTACAAACTATGAAGCGTATCTGTGCTTTGTTTGGTGTACCACCACAAATGCTAGGTGTTGCAGAAGGCAAGTTTAATAACACTCAAACATTGCTTGATGAATTCTATAAAACAACCATGTATCCAATGATTATTAATATTGAGCAAAAGTTAAATGCTCAACTATTAAAAGGATACCCAAACCTATGTATTAGATTTGATACAAAAGATTTCTTAAAAGGTGCGGCACTTGACCAGATGAATTTTGTAACTGCTGGTGTATCTGGTGGCATAATGACACCTAATGAAGCAAGAGAATATCTTAATATGCCCAAAGTTGATGGGGCAGATGAATTAAGTAGTAAATCAAATCCACAAGATAATATTATTGGTTCTTCTCCACAAGATACTGGTGGGGGTGGTGGAAGCCAAACCAAAAAAATGAATATGGGAAAATAATGGGAATATTAGACAAACTTTATTCTTTACTATCTTTGCAAATAAAAACAAGTAATGTTAAAATTCCCATAATAGATGCAAAAACCCCTAAAATACAAGATAATAACCAAGCTATTTCTAATGGGGCTATAAATGAAAAATCTAATTCTAGTTTGCGAAGCAAAAGTCCAATTGGGACAAAGCGCAGACGAAGCACAAAATCCTAGTGGCAAAATAGAAGCAAGAGCTACTACTTGGGGTGCTAGAGAAGGGGCAGATGGGCGGCGTTTCAATTACCAGCCTGAAGGTTTTGCACAATGGGCTGATGAATTCAATCAAGCTGGCAAACCTATGCCAATGTTTCTAAATCATAATGATATGGGTATGCCTATTGGTCAATGGGATGAAGTAATGTTTGATGAAGGTGGAATGACTGCAAAAGGTCGTTTATTCATGAACACAGTAGGTGGTTCAGACATCTATTCAGTATTAAAAGAATCTCCTAACCTATTTGGTGGTGTTTCTGTTGGTGCTTATGCAGATGAAGCACACATGGTTGATGAAAATGGTGATCCATTGCAACTAGGCATTGATTCAGATGAAGGTTACTTCCAAATTACTAAAGGTGGTTTGCGTGAAATTTCTGTAGTTATGTATCCTAATAATCCAGCCGCAGAAGTTATGAAGCTAGAATATTTTGATACTGAAGGTCATGCTAATCCCCGAATTATCGAAAAAGCCTTGCGTGATGCAGGACTTTCCCGAAAAGATGCGACCACCGCATCTTCAATCCTCAAAAAAGTTCTGGAACAGCGTGATGTTGAACCAGAAGTAATTACTGAGGTAGCCCCACAACAAGGTGAGCTTGAAGCGGTGGTAAATGAAGCTGATGCAATTCTAAAAGCCCTAGAGGAAAGAGAATTGTTGAAAGCATTATCTAATCGCATTAAATAAAGGAATTATCATGAAAGAAGTTATTGAAAAATTAGACACAATCGAAGCCGCTTCTGTAGCTAAGATTGAAGAAGTAAAAGCTGAAGTTGCTTCTACTGTTGAAGCCGCTAAAGCTGAGTTTGCTGAGAAAGTTGCAAACTTAGAAGCTCGCATTTCTGAAGTTCAAGCTCCAGCAATTGTTAAAACTTACACATCTATTTCACAAGAACTTAATCGTTCTGTTCGTGAGCAGATTCGTGATTTCTACAAAGCTGGTAACAAGGTAGAAAAAGAAATCAAACTGTTTGAATCAGTAGATCAGTATGATGCATACATGAAGGAAGATGGTTCACAGTTAGGTAATCCGGCTGGTTATGGTTCTGGTTACAATGTGGGTGGTCGTGTTGCTTATGACCCTGTGTTTGTTACTTTGCGTCAAACAAACCCATTGCGTGGTGTTTCTCGTTCTGTAGCTACTGAAGGTTCTGCTTATCAATTCCGAGCAAAAACTGGCAATGCTGGTGCTCAATGGGGTTATGCAATTCAGAACAATGGTGCTCCAACAACTCAAAACACAAACATCTGGCAATTGGTGTTGAAAGATTTGAACTGTGAATTCCCTGTTCGTACAGCTACCCTTGATGATATTGATGGCTTAGAAGGCAACATCATTTCAGACATGATGGCGGAATTTGGACAAGTTGAAGCTCAGTCTATGATCCTCAACAATGACCAAACAGATTCACCAAACACCTATGGTGGTACAAATGGTTTGCGTGGTTTAAATCAGTATGCTTATTCAAGCACCTATACTGGTGGTACTGTTCATGCGGCTCAATTTGGTTCAAGTGGTGTATCAACAAGCAATGGTTTGTCCACTATCACTACTTATGACCAGATCACAACCAATGGCACAAGCACAACAACAAATAACATCACTTACAAAGATGTGGTGAACTTTATCTACAGCTTGCCTAACCAATACTGGACTGAGAATGCTAAGTTCTTGATTAATCCAATTCAATTGCAAGCAATTCGTGGATTAGTTGATGACCAGAAGCGACCAATCTACATTGATGGCTTGGCTCGTACAGATGGCATCGTAGGTCAGTTGCTTGGCTTTGATGTTGTTGTTAATAAGTATTGCGATACTCCTAATGATCCGGGTACTTCACCAAAAGCTGATTTGTATCCAATGTTCTTTGGTGACTTCCAAAAGGGTCATGCAATTGTTGATCGTTTGAACATGGTATTGCGTAGATACGACCAAACTCAACCGGGCTTCATCACATTCTATGGTGAGAAGCGTTTAGCATCATCGGTTGTTGATCCATTTGCGTTGGTTGCATATCGTAGCACTCATACTGCTGATTAAAGGCTGGGGGAGAAATCCCCCACCTTTTTTTTAACTTATTTGGATTGAAATATGAACACCACTCTGATTTATGAAGCCATTAAAAAAGCCTTAGTAGAAGGCGAAGCAAAAGTAACATTTAACGAAGCATCCGATCTTACTGGCTCTGGATCAGGGATTGGTGGTCGTACAATTTATGATGATTCTTTTGCATCATTGCGTATGGCAAACCCATTGCGTACTTATGCAAGACAAATTACAACCATTGGCTCAGATGAAGCCTTTGTAGCAAAAACTGGTAATGCAACTAACCCTGATAATCCTTGGGGTTACACTTTTACCCCCAATGTGGGAAATCCACCTGAAGATACTGCTTACTGGCAAATTCCAGTAAAAGTAATTTCTGCACAGATTCCAATTCGTACTGCTGTTTTATCTGATATTAATAATTTAGAAGAATCAGTAGTTATGGATTTAGCTTTAGAATTCTTGCAACAAGAAGCATTGTCTATGATGAATAACAATGACCAATCTGGTTCAATCACCACTACAACTGGTGCTGAATATGGCTTGCGTGGTTTGAACTATTATCCTAGTTCAACAAGTGCGGCATCCTTTGGTACAAATGGTTCTGCTTTAGATGATGGCATTCATACTGTTTTAACTGTAGCCCAAGGTGCTGAATTTATTGCATATAACGACATTACTGCATTAGCTTCTGCATTGCCAGCACAATATTGGAACTTTGATACAACTTGCTGGATGATGCATCCAAATACTATTCAAAATTTGCGTGAATTAACTGGTGGCAATGGTATGCCAGTATTCCTAGAGGTTGGTAATGCAAATGGTAGTGCTGTAGGCAATATTTTTGGTCATGAAGTTATCCCCAATCCATATATGGATGAAGAAGGTGGAGTAGGCAAGTTTCCTGTTTACTTAGCTGATTGGTCTAGGTTCTTGACTATTGCTGATAATGAAGAATTTGTGCTGAAGCGTTTTGAACAAACCCAACCCGGCTTTGTAACCCTGTATGCTGAGAAGCGTATGGTTTCTACAATTCGTGATGTGTTTGCTGGAGTTCGTTTAAGCTGGTTTGATTAAGGTTAAAAATGTCTAGCACTCTTACAAGTGGCTCATATTATGGATTGCCAAGGAATCCCTATAGCTATGAAAAAGTAGAGCAAATTAGTCGTGATACATTGACATCATGGCTAACTTTGGAAGAAATTACCCAACAGCTAAACCTTTTTCAAGATGAAAGCCAAGATTCATACCTTCAAGGACTTGAATTGGCAACTCGTATGGCGATTGAGGACTATCTTGGTATGTCCATATTCCCCATCACCTATAAAGCCTACTATGGGGCTACAAACAACTCTATGGGGATGCAGACAGCTTTTGATCTGCCAGAAGTGTCCCAAAACTTTAATAATCAGGCTGGAACAGTTATTAATTCGGTTGCTTATTACAATGGGGATAATCCACCAGTATTAACAACCATAGCATCTACAGAATACTTCTATGACCCAACAGGAAATAAAG